CTGCTAAGTCGGCAGCTGATGCTGTAAAAGCAACTACTGTTACTATGAATGGTGTTACTTGGACACCTAGATGGTTTGCTAATTCCACTGTTGTAACGGAATAATCCAATGGCGATTAGAAAAACTATACCAGGTCAAATTGAAAATAGAAATTTTCTAGCGCCTACTGGGTTTCATTTCCAAATTCAAAGAGCTCCTAAGGTTTCTTATTTTGGGAATATGGTCAATATTCCTGGAATAACATTAGGTGTTGCAGAGCAACCTACTTATCTAAAGGATATTCCTCTTCCTGGTGATAAGATGGATTTTGAGGATTTAACTTTACGGTTTCTTGTGGATGAGAATCTAGAAAATTATACAGAGATTCAACATTGGATGAGGGGTCTTGGATTCCCTGAAAGTTTGAGTGAGATTTATAATTTTCAAGAAGAAGAATCTGATTTTAAGCAACCTGACAAGAGTCAGTTAAATCTTTATTCTGATGGAACTTTAGGTATTCTTGATTCACAAATGAATACTAAGTTTAAAGTTTATTTTGAGAATATGTTTCCTTATTCTTTATCTACTTTGGATTTCGATGCTACCCAACAGGATTTGGAATATTTTACAGCTCAAGTATCATTCAAATATACAATCTACAATATCAGAGGAATAGGTTACGGAGATTGTTAATTATTATAAGAGAATTTAAATTATGATGAGTCTTGAAGAAATACAAACATTATGGGTGAAGGATTCTAAGATTGATATGGATAATCTCCATACAGAATCTACTAATATCCCTATGTTACATGCAAAATATTATGAGATTTATAATACTTTATCATTATTGAAAAAGAAAGCAGAGCAACAAAGAAAAAGGATTAGACATGAACGTTATGAATACTTCTCTGGTAAAGCACATCCAGAGGTGTATGTAGAAAATCCCTTTCCAAAAAAGATAAGGGATAAAGAAACTATGACTGCTTATTTGGATTCAGATAAGTCAGTGGCAGATATATCTTTGAAGGTGGAATATTATGACGTAATGATGGAGTATCTAAGAGATATTTTAAAGCAAGTCAATAATAGGGGATTTCAAATAAAGAACGCGATAGATTTTATGAAATTTACAAGCGGTCTTGGTTAGGATAATAAATAGCATATATTAATATTGCTATATGAATGGCTGATTTGATCATTGAAAAGGTTAACGAAGTTTACATAAAAGTTAAAACAGAACCTCATATCGAAAAGGAGATTCAAGACAGGTTTACTTTTGATGCTCCTGGTGCAAAATTCATGCCGCAATATCGTAACAAATATTGGGATGGAAAAATACGATTGTTTAATCTGTCTACTAAAAGAATTTATGCCGGATTGCTAGATAAGGTAGTAGCATTTGCAGAAAACCACAATTACACCTATGAATTTTTACATAACAAATACTACGGACTTCCATTCGAAGTCAATGAAGGAATATCCAGAGAAGGTGTTAAGGAATACGTCAAAACTATTACAAACATCAAACCAAGAGATTATCAACTTGATGCCATATATGATGCACTTCGCTATAATAGGAAACTGCTTATATCACCAACTGCCAGTGGCAAATCTTTAATGATATATGCCGTAGTAAGATACTACGTAGAATCTAATCAGAAAGTATTGTTAGTTGTCCCTACTACAAGTCTAGTAGAGCAGATGTTTAAGGACTTTGAGGATTATGGATGGGATGCTAAAAACCATTGTCACAGAATATATGGGGGCAGAGAAAGGATTAATACCAATGATGTAACTATAACAACATGGCAATCTGTTTATAATCTAGACAGAGGATTCTTTGAAGATTATGATGTTATTATAGGGGATGAAGCACATCTCTTTAAGAGTAAGTCCCTTATTAAGATCATGGAGCACTTGCATCATGCCAAGTATAGATATGGGTTTACTGGCACTTTAGATGGAACACAGACCCACCAGTGGGTGTTAGAGGGAGTATTTGGTCCATCATATAAAGTGACACAAACTAAGAATCTTATAGAGAAGGGTCATTTATCTCAACTAGATATTCAGTGCTTAATTTTAAAATATACTCCTCAGAAATTTGATACCTATGAAGATGAGATTCAATTTCTTATTAGTCACCCAAAAAGGAATAACTTCATAAAAAATTTGGCATTAGATTTAAAAGGCAATACACTTATATTGTATAGCAGAGTGGAGACTCATGGAGCTATATTGTATGAAATGCTAAATAATTCTATACAAGGTGACAGGAAACTCTTCTTTATTCACGGTGGTGTGGATGCTGAAGATAGAGAATCCGTTAGAGAAATTACTGAAAAGGAGACAGATGCGATTATAGTAGCATCTTATGGCACTTTCAGTACTGGTATTAATATCAAGAACCTTCACAATCTGATATTTGCCTCACCGTCAAAATCTAGAATTAGAAACCTTCAATCTATAGGAAGAGTTCTTAGGAAAGGTAATTCTAAAACTAAAGCCAAACTTTATGATATAGCTGATGACTTGACTAAAGGTCATAGAAAAAATTATACTTTGAATCATTTTATTGAAAGAGTGAAAATATACGCACAAGAGCAGTTTAACTATGAGATTATATCAATCAATATAAAAGACTAAGGAGGTAAGTATGGGAATCGAAGAAGACTTTTATGGAACTATAAAATTTAAGAATGGTGAAGAAGTGTATGCTAAGGTAGCTGCTTCTGATGAAGGTGATAGGACTATGTTGATACTATCTAATCCTATTGTAATTGAAGAGATTAAAAGTAGAGGTGCAGTTCATGCTTATAAGTTTGAACCCTGGCTAAAAACCAGTAGAGAAGATATGTTTATTGTTAATATGGAAGATGTTCTTACCATTTCTGAATCTCAAGATATGGACATGATAACTAATTATCAAGATTATACTAGTAGATGTAATAGAGGAAATCTTTCTAAAGTAACTAAAAAGATGGGTAGAATAGGCGGCGTAGAAGACGCTAAAGCCGCTTTAGAAAAACTATTTAAAGTCGACTTTAAAGCTCCATAGCGGTTCGAATAAGCCGCAATCAACCTTTTTATCCCGACAAAAGTATTCTAAAGGGATTTTGGAAACTTGTCAACTTTTCAACATTGTGATATAATATAGATAACAAAAGTTAATCTAATGAGACGCGCAAAGAGATCCGAACATTATGTAAATAACAAAGAGTTTCTTAACGCTCTTGAGAATTACTTCGCAGAAATTGAAAGAGCTAAGTTAGAAGGAAAGCCTAAGCCTGTCATCCCCAGATACATTGGTGAGTGTTTCCTTAAGATCGCTAACCACTTATCCTTTAAGCCAAACTTTGTTAATTACATGTTTAAGGATGATATGATTTGTGATGGGATTGAGAATTGTGTTCGCTACATCCATAACTTCTCCCCAGAGAAATCTAAGAACCCCTTTGCATATTTCACCCAAATCATATACTATGCATTTCTTCGCAGAATATCACAGGAGAAAAAGCAGTTAGAAATTAAAAATAAGATTCTAGAGAAGACGAATTTTGACGAAGTCATGGATGCCAACGATCTTGACATGGCAAACTATTCTGACTACAATCAGATAAAAGATACGGTCCATTCTAAACTGAGATACCAGTGAAGGTCGCAATTTTGACGGACACTCATTTCGGGTGCCGTAAAAACTCTAAGTTATTTCACGATTATTTTGAGGAGTTTTATGTAAATACTTTTTTCCCTAAGTTAGATGAGCTAGGAATTAAGACAGTCGTTCATATGGGTGATTGTTTTGATAGTCGTAAGGGGGTTGATTTTTCTGCTTTAGCGTGGGCAAAGAGAGTATTCTTCGATCCTTTAAGGGAGAGAGGTATTATACTCCATCTTATCGTGGGTAATCATGATGCTTATTATAAGAATACCAATGAGGTAAACTCTATTGATTTGCTTTTAAATGAGTATGACAATATACATACTTACAATAAAGCAACTGAAGTGAGGATAGATAATCTTGATGTTTTACTCTTGCCTTGGATTACTTCTGAAAATGAGTCGCAAACTGTTAAACTCATTGAAAATACTTTA